AAAAAAAGTCCATTACTTAAAAGCTTTAAATACAGGGTATAAAAAAAGCCTCAATTAAGAGGCTTGTATGCGTGTTTAAGGGGTTTAAATACTATCTACTTAGTATATCATCTATTTCATTTATAATATCCCAAAAATCCTCTCTTACCTTTTGAGATGCGTGCAGGCTTGCTAATAATTCAGAGTTTATGTTTTCTGTACTATATCCATATTCAGAAGCTATTGCAACAGACTCGGACAGGCTTGCATCATTCTCGGCTAGATATTTAATAGCTTTGGAGTAATAAATTATGTCAATATCAAAGCCGTTGTTATTTTCTATTATTTCCATTAAGTCGTTTGAGTCGTTTATATCTTCGCCTATCTCATAACCATTTAAAAAATAATCAATGTCTATTTCTGGTAAATAATCCTCAAATAATTTGATTAAGTCATCAATTTGTTTTTCTTGTTTTGTCTGTGTTTCTGTTTGTGTGTTCATGTGTTTAGTTTTATAGTGTTATTAATTCGTTACTTGTTTTATCATATTCAAAATATACTTTACCATTATTAGTAAATAAATCTTTTGTCATTGTATACTTTTTTGATTCTAGTGGTGTGCATTCAAAACAGAAAGACATTTTTATTATGTCATTGTCTGTATGTATCCAATCATTAATGTGTTCGGCATATTCTTTTAAAGTATATTTATTTAATTGTTCTTTTGACAAATTAAAATTTAATATATTTTGGTGTGATTCATCATTGTAAGAATTATAAAAAGTCGATATTATTTGTGTGTTCATAGTATTAATTTAAAAGGTTAAAAATTATGGTTTCAATTAGTGACTCGCCTAACATTAAGAAAGTAAATATTATTAATGCTGATGAGTAAACAAATAAAGTAACAAATACTTTACTTAATATTATTTTTTCAATTAGGTTTTTCATAGTATGTATTATAAAGCAAAATTAGCATTTTCAATTAATGAAGGGTTTAATATAAAACTAACTATTAAACCAACTACTCCGAAAATAGCCATAGAAAGTAAAAAACCGATGCAAACTTTTAAAATAATGTCCATGAATTTAAAGTCTGATAATTTATTGTAAAAAATGCTAGTTAATACAATTAGAATTGTGTTTGTGTTTCTGTTTGTTTGTGTGTTTGTGTGTGTCATTTTATTTATTTTTATGTTATTAATTATACATCAAAGATAAGCAAATAAATTTAATTAACAAATAATTAACAAAGAAATTTAATATTTTTTTGTGTTACCTCTGTAAAATAAATCTTATTTATATTTGTTCTAAATAAAAGAATAAAATATTTATCATTATTTGGATATTAAATAATTTTTTATATAACTTTGCAAATAGCTAAAATTATATATTAATCTTATTGTATAGGGTTTTTATATAGTCATTATATATATATTAAAATGCTATTTGTAATTAATGGTATAAACTTAATATATATTATATATGTAAAATAAATTAAATATTATTATTTAGAATCATTCTATATAAGAAATATTTTTAGGTACTGCGTTTAACGATGTACTATGTTTAAGGGAGTATAAAAACCCACTATGTTTAAGGATGTACTATGTTTAAATATATTCCCAATTATTATTCTTTAATATCTTAACAGGGTTTCCGTTCCACTTCTTATCAGCTAAAAACCATTCAAAATTTTTCTGGTAAATTTTATCAAAACCTATTGAATCTAATAATCCATTTAATCTTTCTTTTGTGGTATTAGAAAACCAACCTGCATTAGTAATTATTAAACTACTATACTTTTTATATGCTATTAAGTTATTATGTAAAAATAGCTTTGTAATTGGTGTAATTGAACATTCTGTACCATACCAAACCTGTGTATTGTCTTTAGTAAAGTTTTCATTATTATTAAATTTATTTACTGCTTGTTTTGTTATTTGTCTCATTTTTATTGTTTTTTATGTTATTTTTATTGTTTTTTATGTTATTTTTAGTGTTTTTTGTCAATTTTAGTCATTTTTTACTGATTTTTGACATTTTTAAGCCACTTTTTTGACTTTTTAATCATTTTATATCTGTTGAATATGTCATAATTATAAATTTTTTGCGTGATGTCTCCAATAACTGAAAAACATTTCTATTTGTTCAATGTCATTTTTAAATTCTTTTTGTTGTCCTCTTGCGTATATATTTTCAATTAATTCATTTGTATGCCTTTCTAATTTGTTTAAGTCATCAATTAAAAATGTTTGCAACTTTCTTAATCTTTTAATGTCTTCTGTGTGTGTCATAATTTATATTTTTATATCTATTCTATTATTTAACAATTCTATTATAGCAAAGATTTGTTCTTCTTTCTGTTCTTTGCTTTCAGCAATTTCAGGAACTCTTATCCAAAAATGTGTTGACTTATTAGGAAGAAATAAATCTTTTAATAGTCTTCCAAACTTTCGCATTGGGCGTACTGTTTTATATACTTTGTTTACTTTCATAATATGTTATTTAATTTATCTATTATTTTTTTGTCAAAGGGGTATCTGTACTCAGTTTTAATGTTGTCTAAATATTCATCATCTCCATCAGCAAACCCACAAGCTTCAGCATCTACATTATTATGAACTTTTGCGACATATTCGCCATAAGTTCGCCACCATTCTAATTCCTGTTTTAATTGTTTTACTTTCATAATTATTGTTTTAGTTTTAATTTATTAATTCTATTTCATTCATATCATACACCATTTCATCAATCATTTCATCACATCCTTGCATAATATACATAGGCAATTCATCTCTTTCGTTTAACATTTGCTCGACAGAGTACTCAATTTTTCCATTCTGTTTTAATTCATTAAGGAAATATGTTCCCCAATATTTTTGGTCATCAGAGTCATTAAACATCCAATTCAGAAAACTTGATTTTTTTAATTTATATTTCTGTGTCATATTATTTTTCATAATTATAAGTTTTTAATTTCAAATTGTAGTTCATCAATCTTATCTAAAAGAGGCTGAATTAATTCTATTGTTTCATAGTCATTATTGTTTTTGACTAGACCT